TCTCAGCAGGAAGCATTGCAGATGGATAAATCTGATACCCTTGATGTAGTTTAGAATCAGGCGACACTCGCCAGACACGAGTGTTTGCGACAGTCTGATTGTCACGGTAGCCGTTGTAAGTTTCAGAAGCTCCTTCCTGAAAAGGCCACAAAGCTTCGGCAAAGCCCATTCCATGATACATATCTTTACGATGAAGCAAACGCGCTCCGACAAACCACTCAGGCTCGAAGTTGTCCCACATTACACGAAGCAATGAGTCGCTTAGAGGGTGATAGGTTGCAATCATACGAGGCGCAAAGGCCTCGTCGCCGTAGCGCCACTGTACATAACACTCCCAAACATCATATTCACGATATCCAAACGACGCATCAGTACGAGCACCTAAAGTAGCTTCTTGCTCAGTAGCGACTACGTCAGGTGAGGTCCTGTCAGGGGTCTCGATGACCTTCTTGACTGCATCCTTGTTGTAAATACCAGAAAATCCGCGCTCTTCAAGCTCATAAGCGAGCGTCAACCTTTTATGACACTTAATTTGAGCATCTTTTATAGTCTTGGCTTGAGGAGTAATATAGAAGGAATCAAATGGGAGCTTCTCAGGCCTCGGACCTTCATAAACAGTACGCTCAAGAAAGTCTCTAGCCGAACCTGTACCATCCCCTCCAGGAACAAGGAAGTGACGTGTTTTCTTCTCCCACGGAGACTTAAATGTCACAGTACCATAGTCGATACACTCACCCATTCCCTCGTTGTAGACTCGATATAGATCAAGCTCTTCTGGGTCGATACCAACATACTGCATAAAGTCAGAATAAGCCTCTTTAAGCTCGTCCGACTCAGCACCAAACTCACCGAGGATTAACGCTGTGACTAACGGCGCTGTCTTAAAAACAGCAGCCATTAGCTGAGCTTTCATTGTATCACTATGAATTGCAATAATCGGTATAACGAGGTTAGAAGCATTTCGGAATGGAAATTGACGTGTTTCTTCACGTGGCTTGGCTTCGTGAGCGGCTTGCCACTTTATCACCTTATCTTCATAGAGTTCTCTCATACCATTCTTAAGCTCGGTGATACGGTCCTTGAGCCACCTCTTCAAGGCGAGTTCTTTTTCAGCTGAAAGCTTCGCGGGAATAAGTTCTTCGGCCATTTTTATGTCAAAAACTACTTTTTCTTACAAGAATTGATAAAATCTGCCAAACTAGACGTGATGTTTACTAATGCTACAGAGGCAGCTTTTTCATCAGCAATCTGCAAACCCAACTCGTTGATCGCTGTCGTGAAGATAGCCGCAACTCGAGGCGCCGCAGCAGCAAGACGTTGAGTTCCACTACCAGGTGTCGTGATTATGGATTCGACATTAACAATCTCCGTAATTGCAAGTTTGATATCGGTCGCGACTGTTGTTAGGAGTTGACTTCCTGGAAAAAGAGTAGGAAAAAGTGACGCGAAAGGAGCAATTTTACTTATAATTAACACACCTTCATTGAATATGCTGCTAATAATACTCAGAAACTTCTTCATTTCGTTGACTCCTCTTGAGGAACAGGCGTTATTTGAAGATATTTAGCTAGGGACACAACACCACTAATAACGAAAGTAATACCCATTAAATGCAGAATGTTGAGATCATGGCCCTTATCAAGGATTTGAGCACCAAAACCAGCCGAAATAGAGCTTGCTCCACCACTTATAAGAGCCCCAACACAGCCTCGAATCCATCCAGACCAGTCGAGTTTGCTTGCAGTTGTGAATAAAGTCATTTTTTCTTTCTCTCAGGCTTTAAGCCAGTTGAAGCTATACAAACAGCCCAGGGATTTACACGCTTCTGTCGTTTCGAGTTCTTTGCCTTGACCGAAGCAACGCAGTCTATGAGTTTCTTAGGCATTTAATCAGTTTTCCTCTTAGGCAAACCGAGGAGTTGTCTACCAAGCGACGCAACCCGCTCTTCCAACCGAGTAACACGTCGATCCTGAGCTAAGACGTAGCCAAATATCCCTGAGACGAAGGTAAGGACTAAGCCCATCAAGGCTATACTCCAAACAGGCACGTTTTATAGCTCCTTAACCTACTCGTAAAAGCGACTAGCTTGATCCGCTATCTGAGAAACAGTCTTTAGATCATTTCTCAGCTTTACTAAATCACTCCGCCTCTGTGCCTCTGTCATATTGACTGTTTCCTCAGCTTGATCAACATAAGCTTTCATAAGTTCAAAGAGAACAAAAGGCTTCAAAAAATCGGCTAAGTCACGATAATCAAGCTGAAGGTGAAGCCTCTCTCGACAATTCGAGCAAAGGCCAACCTGAAAGAGTTTTGTAAGAACCGCGGCTGAAAGACGTTTCTCTGCTGTCTCTTCATTACGTATTCTCTCGTTCATGAACTGGCCCCAACATCTTAGTGTACCTCAACAGAGTAAGGAGTATTAACTCGTCTCGCACCAATCTGATTCTGAGAAAGCATCTTAGTAAACTGGGCGTAGCTTTGAGGCATTTTGATGAGCTGGGGGATATAGGCTAAAGCGTCGAGAATGTCGACGTATTTTCCCTTTGGGAACGTTGTATACTCACCGAGAAAATCTTGGAATTTCTTTTGGGTGTGAAATCGACAGGACTCAAAGATTGGGGCTAACCCATTACGAATACGCCACTCTTTCTTACGAGTAAGCTCGCCATCTGGTCCCTCTACCTCACCACGAAGCTCAATAATACGCAATGAGCGCCCACGAAGGGCGCTCATTTGCTGGATGTGATGCCCAATATACTTCTGGGCCGCAATAGTCTCGAGACCGAACTTGGTAAGATGCCATTTATCTGCAATATCGAATATCTTAGCGTAAAACTCGTCGTATCCGCAAGCGGCTGCCCAGCAGTCAAGTAAGTAATACTCGCCAGCCTCCGACAAACCGACGACATCAATGGCATGTCTACATCGACCCAGGCCGGTGTTTCCAGAGTGATTCGGGTCGACTGACATTCCAATACGTAGATGTCCGATTGGAAGGTCTTTTTTGACAAGCCCATCGACGACTTCATGGCGTATCATCATCCTCCATTGATTTTTTTCAGAGGGATCTTCAATGGTGAAGTAATTAAGCCACTCAGGTTTGAAGTCAGCATTCTCAGGTGCGGCGGGATTATTCAGAAAATGACAAGAAAAGCTATAATTACCAAAACGATCCTTCAACTGCATCAATTTATCGAAGTTGAATTCCTCAGGAAAAATAGGAGTATCCGCAGGATGCTGAGGACAGCAACCCCCGAGAGCGCTATGAGACTCCACTCTGAACCAAGGCTCTTTTTCTCTGATATGAGAATTGAGGTCGTTATAAGACCAACGATTTCCAACAACAAACTCATCGTTTTCGTATGTAGCGCTTTCTGGATTCTCGAATACACCTGGGAGAATTTGGTGATATTCAATGGTTTTGTCCATTATCGAGATGGATTCAATGGCCTTACGACCGACGAGATCGTCTTGTACTATCATCCCATCATAATGACGGCTTTGTAAGGCCCCTCCGACTCCGATAAAATCGAATGTCCCTTCTCCATGAGGGTCTGCATCTTTGCTGCGCTTATGTTGAAGGGAGTAAGCGGACCATACACAAGAAGAGTCGGGTAAAATCTCGGGGAAAATGGCACGAAAGAGTGCTCCTGATTCATAGTGGCGTGAAATACGAGAACCAAGTTTAGCGGCATTCGCAATATTTTCGCAGACAAGGAGGTTCCTCGAATCGCGTCGATGAACTCGCTTCATAAAGGCGATAAATTCATCAGAATAACCCAAAACCGTGAAATAATCCTCGTCTTGTTGAGTGAAGGGCAAAGCCCTCCACATCGGGAAGCCTTCTGAACAGATTGTAGATTTGAAATGGTCGCGGGGAAGCTCATAGACATCTTTGAGATGGTCTCTCTCAAGAGAGAGACACCACGCCATATGAAGCGAATCGGTAAGACGACGACGCTTTAGCGTCTTTTTAATGAAATAATAGAGCGAACCGAGCGAGTTAATTCGCATTTTCGCGAATTTAACGTCGCGACTGTCGGTCGTGGCTATCGGAAGTGGTTGGAAGCGTTGCAAAAGGTCGTATCAGGGGGCTGTTACGACGCTGAGTTGGTCTCCTTATCGACCCTCAACAAGTTCGACTAAATTTAAGTCTCTATTAACAATAACCTCACGTAAGACAAAGACTTGAGTTTGGTTCTTCTTAGTAGAAGACTTTTTCTTGACAACAACGTGCATATCACCAGCCTCACGGAGCTTAGCACAGTTTAGCGAAGCGATGAGTTCCTCTACTGTCATAGCAAAGCTCTATGAACCTTTCCAGAGCCTCGATTTACTTTGCCAGGTCGGTGTGCAAGCCTCCCTGCCGGAGGCCTCGACGGAGTTGTATTAAAGCCTGACTTATTATTTGTCGCATTACGTCGAGTAACGAAGTTAGGTAGTCTGTTCGAGGCGAACCGCAAAGGGTCGACAGGCTTATCAACCTCAGGATGAGGATGGCGCTTGATTTTAGGGAGAATCTTGCCTCCCTTCATCTTGGGAGGCGCGCCTGACGGCGATGAGAATGAACGAGCCATTTTTACCTCACTTTTGCCGAGCTACTACTGTACCTTTGTGAGTCTTAGGCATTGTCTGATACACCGCGTACCAGTCAAGCGCTATCTGAGTCTGCGCGTCAGTCAACTTCATTTTCCCTGAGCACACTTGCGCATGTAAGAAATTCTCGACTGAATCTTTTTCGTGCGCTCCCGGTCTTGGCTCATAGGGCTGAGGCCATAGATTACCTAACTCGTCGGAGCCGCCAAGTTCGAGCGAGATGAGGTGATCCACTTCGCAGCATTTACCCGGAGCCTTCGTCGCACCGTACCATTGATAAACTTGATTCTTCTCTACCTCGGTAGTGTGACGATACTGTTTTGTCGAGCCTCCATGACATACATCTTGGGTGCTAGAGGTACGAATCTGTCCTGGCGTAACGGTTTTGTCAGGCAACGCGGCTGGGCCATCGTAGGCGTAGTGAGCTTTGACTGAGGCTACTTGTGCTGATTGAAGGAAAGAAGCTGAAAGCAAAAGTGCTACTAGCCATGCTGATAAGGCTAAGCCTTTAGTTGACATTCTTAGCGTCCTTTTTGCTTTGTCCGAGGTTAAGGGCTTTGGCTATGTCGTTGGACTCGATGACGTGTTGGTTGAGGACTTCGTCAGGGAGCTTGGGAGCTTCGTGTTCACCCTCTTTACGCTGTGCCTGTTTAGACAGGACGCGATCAGGGTCTCTGTCAAGGATCTCAGAGGCCGCGGCTAGAGCCGTCTTCAAATCACGTCTTTGTGTCACAGCATCCACCAAACAACGCATCGCTGCGGGGACAGCGGCGCGAAACTGCTGATGTAATACGTCAATCTTGCCGGCTAAAGCCTCATCCATCGCGCTGAGGTGACCGTTGAGATACGCTGCTTCTTCGTCAAGATAATCCTGAGTAGTGCAGATTTGACGTATCGCCTGGGTCGTCATGCCGAGGAGGTCGGCGATTTTGACCTCACTGATCCCTGCGACGCGCCAACGAATAATCTGCGGTATTTTGATGTTTTTGGTCGCAGTTGCCATTGGGCCTCAGTTAGACGCTGAGCTAGGCACGGCTTTGGCCTTCTGCTTCGCAGCCTTGATCGCGTTCGCAACTTCGTCCTTCGAATGCGAATCGCAGGCCGGATACTCTACAGAAGCCCAATCTAGACGATGTGAACCAAGCGAGCAAACGACGCAACGCTTCTCAGCTAACGTGCTCGAACTCGATGCCATGATACACCCCACCTGGGAACTTAAACATTTTACCTCAGAGCCAAATTTTTGTCAAGTCGAATAAATCCTTTATTTTGATCAACTTACAAAAAACTTATCAACTAGGCTTTCGGCCATTTTGTCAAGGAGGTCCCTAGCTGTGAAACAACTGTTACAACTTGTAACAAAGGCCCACTAAAATACCGGAAATTTTTCAGCGAAGGTATATCTACACCTATCTCTCTTTCAATTTTTGACCCCCGGCCTTCGGTTTTTCTTCGCTTCCTGACGTGCTCTGTAATGCGAACACTACGTTTGTAAGGTGTGACGCAAACCAAACGATACACACTTTATCTAGCGCAGACTACGTCGTGTGTAAGACACACGCGCTGTGATATCAGCTTGTATTAGTATTAGTATAGACAAGCATACCACGTCTGTATAACTAGGTGTAACCTAGTGTGGTGAATGTGCTAGATGCTTTACGTCATAATGGGAGGATTATATCATGCCACTACACAGACTACAGCCAGCGATAAACGACAAGCTGTTTAATGAATTACATCAGCTTGTCGCATATTGCAACACACATCAAGACAAATGGCCACATCTAGCAAACAAGGGAAGATATACAATTAATTCTCTTGTCAATGCCGCGATTGATGACCTGCTAGAAACATATATCCCAGAAATGCGCGAGTAATCCTCGCGCTATGCGCTAGAATTAAAACCCGGAGGATAGTTATGTCAAAAGTAGCGAATAACAACGGTGATCTTGTCGAGCAAGAGCCTATCATTCTCGACGCTTCGCTGTTCTATAACTTCGTTATGGAACACAGTGAATATTTCGAGGTTGATTCACACTCAATGCAATGGTGCGTTGAATGGATTCTCGAACGTGGCAAAGCCGAGATACGAAGGCAAATCAAGACTGCCACAAAACAGAAGGAAAACAAGGTCTTTGGCGATCTTGCTCGAGCGACAGCAGCGAAATACAAGATGACCTTCGAAGAAGCACAAATTGCAATCCGCCAATTCGTCGAAGAGCACAAGATGCAGAACAAATAGCTTCACAAGTGAAGCTAAACGATGTTGTCACAGTGCAAGCTCAGTATAACACTGAGAGCAGCGCGGCCTCGACCGTGTGAATGCACTACGCGATGTTGGAACTCAGCATCGCGTTAATGGTATGAGTCTTGATTGAGCAACATTAGTAGATGTTGTGCACCCGGCTTGTGTAGCTGAGGTTCAGAAACGTAGTGCATAAAAAATATATATATTGCACAATGACACTGACGTTGAGTGTCCACTACTGCACAACATCCACTTTTGTTGCCTGCTTAGCCTTCGGCTGCATAGCTGAGGCTAATACTACTCAGCAAGTAGATAACGCGGTCTTCGACCGTTGTTATAGAGTAGATAACGCGGAGGTGTTTTGCTGCGCCGAAGGCGCTATCATGACACACTTGCAGTAGGCCATCAAAAAAGCTAAACACTTGCGCGTTGTCTACTTCGTAGCCACGATCACGTCACATAGTGAGAAGGTCGTCCGATAATCGACAATAAAGTGATGTCCCGAAAGTTGAGTTTGAGAGACATCGTAGGTGTCCATTATGTGACGCGGTCGTGGCTATGACAAGGAGGTCACGATAATGGAGAATAAATTCGCATTGCTCTACGATGACGATGATGTCAGACTCGAAAAAGTCACACTAATGATTCAGTCTGATGTTGAGACATTCGTGGCAGCGATGAAAAGTATAGCTCAGTTGTATCAAGAATGTGGTATCGGAGATACTGAAACTGATGAAGCTATTACTCAGTTCATATATGAGAAACTTCATGAATAACAACACACAAAACAGCAAAACCGCTCGGCTTTCAGCAGCTAGACGAATTGTTGCAGCCGAGCTTCGTTCCTACGACTTACTGTCAAAGAAAGCAAAGATCAAATACGAACGTCACGTCACCGAGGCTATCAACGCCAACGTCTACGGTCCCAATCATGGCTATGTATGTGGACACACCGATACATCGGGTCAGCAGATATCGCTATGCTCACCCTGTGACAAATGCTGTAGGACACAGCAAGATTGCGTTGAGTATCAAGTACAGTTAGAAGCGAAGCTTCGTGATCTCCTATCAAAACTCAAATAAGGCTGAGGCGAGGGAGTTTTCGCCTTAGATTCGCCCCCACTGTAACTCGTTGTAAACAAAGGCTTTACGACTTGACAACGCAAGGCAAGCATGTTATGCTATTCCATTGCATCGCTCAGTACAATATCTCAAGGGAGACAAGCATGTCAATTAGTCGAGATATGATAGGCATCAAAGGCGATGAGTGTCAGTGTGGTCGTCGGTGGACCATACGTCATTGCATCGCATGTGGGTCGACACGTCTCTACACACGACAGAACCGACATCATACGATGTTGGATGGAACAGTCAAATTTGTTGAGAAAGAGACTCGCTGTCAGTCATGTGGTCAACTCTTTATCGAAGAGGAGCGTCAATGGTGCGAAGCTCCTCCTGTAGGACAAACGCTTGCAAAGCTTCGTGTTCAGCGCCTCGCTGAGGCTGTTCAGAGTGGAGAGTACCTACGTCCTCAAGACGCGAAGGCTGCCGAAGTGATCGAAAAACTTATCGGGAAGAGTCAACAGAAATCCGTCGAAGTCCTCGAGCAAGGAGTCGATCCCGAAGTAATTAAACTTGCCGACGAGTCGTCAGTCGACAGCAAAGTAGTCAAGCCTATTGACCTAGACAAAGAAGATTTCAGCATTGCTGATAGAGCGCTTCGTCTCGAGTGGGCTCATATGAAGCTTGCTGGTCAAGCGCCTACGGCGACGGCTGATGAGTATGTAGAGCGTCGGTTGAAGGGAGAGTTATTTCAATGACATTCGTTTTCATGTATTTTCTCACACTGTTTCTCATGGTCGTTATTGGAACTTTGTTGGAGGATTAAAAAGAGAGGATTAAATGACACAACTAAACGACAAAGAACAATACTTCTGCCAGTCGTGTCTCGCTGTCGTTTCGCTGAACACTACTGGTCGATGTGAAACATGCAACGCTGACAACGTCGTTCCGATGGCGGCTATTCAGGCTATCGCTGATGCACTAAAGCCTCACATGGCTGAACCAAAGTCGCGTCCAACAACACCACGTCTTAGTATCGACCAACTTTTGCATACACGAATTTGGTATTATCTACGATGTAGTTATTTTGAGACTGTTGTGTCCTATACCAAAGCTTCAAATCTTCAAGAGGCTATTCAATATGCGATGTCCCCAGTAGCTGAGTGGTATGTCGTGAGGGAAGAACACGAGAAACTCATTGTCGAGAATACTCTTGAAACCAGGCTGCTGAATCATGCAGAGTTCAATCTTTGGTGCAATAAAAATTTACAGTTAAACCTCGACGAATCAACAAGTTACAACAGTGCGCCACTTGACAGCGCAACGACTTCGTAGTATGCTTTACATGGCTTTGCAGTACAACGACACTATTGTTGCTTCGTAACTGTTACAATTTGTAATAGTAGTGTCACAAGGCCCCATAGTTTCATCAGTTAAACAAACGTCAAAACAAAGGAGACTCACACAATGAAAGAACTAAAAAAGACGAAGGTCTACGGTGTCGACATCGACGCTAATGGAAATAAAATGACAAAAAAGAGCGGCGAAATCGACACCTATATCACAAGCGAGAAAGCTTTCAACGACGAGTTGAAACGCTGCACCGAGGCAAAACTTCCACTTCCAGAAGCTCTTGCAATCGGCACGTTTGGCTTCAAATACGCCGAGACTGTTGATGAAGCAATTCAACTCTCTGGCGGCACTGGGGTAGGTGAATACGAAAATGTCGCCGTTTTTCTTGATGTTTTCAACTACGGAGCTTCACTCCGGCAAGAGAATGAGGCCACATTTCTACTCAAAAGTGACAACTACGTTCAGTCTGAGGGGGTTGTCGACGTCAGCTACGCTGTCGCTGAAAAGGTCGAACGAGCCAAGATGACTCCAGAGGAGAAGGCGGCGAAGATGATTGGTATCTCGCCCGAAGCTCTGCGAGCAGCGCTTGCTCTCATCAAGGGACAGGCGGCTACTGCGTAGCTTCGCTACAAGTGATAGAACGAGGCTCGAGTTGAGAGCCTCGTTTACGACACAGTGGGCTAGACCGTCGAGGTAACATCGACTCGCCCAGAGCGGCTAGTGAGTGGGTAGGCTG